AAAAAAATAATTCAAGAGCAGTATAAAAAATGTGCAGAAGATCCTGTATATTTTATGCGGCAATTTTGTTATATTCAACATCCTACAAAAGGAAAAATTAAGTTTAACTTATTTCCATTCCAAGAAGAATCATTAACTACATTACAAAATAATAGATACAATGTTATTCTAAAATCAAGACAGTTAGGTATATCAACATTATCTGCAGGATATGCTTTATGGTCAATGTTATTTAATGAAGACTTCAACGTTTTAGTTATAGCAACTACCCAAGATGTCGCTAAAAACTTAGTAAGTAAAGTTCAAATAATGAATGAAAATTTACCAAGCTGGCTAAAAACGAATATAGTTACAAATAATAAATTATCGTTAAAATTTGCAAATGGCTCGCAAATTAAAGCAATATCTAGTGCATCAACCGGAGCACGATCAGAAGCATTATCATTATTAATAGTTGATGAAGCTGCATTTATTAGAAATATTGAAGAAATATGGGTAGCTTCTCAAGCAACATTATCTACTGGTGGAGGAGCCATTGTGTTATCTACTCCAAATGGTATTGGTAATTGGTTTCATCAAACATGGGCAGATGCTGAAACTGGTGTTAATGGATTCCAAACAATTAAGTTAGATTGGAAATTGCATCCAGAACGAGATCAATCATGGAGAGATGAACAAACACAATTACTAGGAGAAAGAGGAGCAGCTCAAGAATGTGATTGCGATTTTATATCTTCTGGACATACTGTAGTAGATGGTTTAATATTACAAGAATATGAAACTAAATGTATTGAGCCGATAGAAAAAAGAGGATATGACAATGGATATTGGATTTGGGAATATCCAGATTATTCAAAAGATTACTTAGTAGTAGCAGATGTTGCTAGGGGAGATGGAGCAGATTGGTCGGCATTTCATGTAATTGAAGTGCAGTCAATAAAACAAGTTGCAGAATATAAAGGCAAAATTCCTCCAAAAGATTTTGGTAATATGTTGGTTAGTGTAGCAACAGAATATAATGATGCTTTACTAATTGTAGAAAACAACAATATTGGTTGGGCAACAATCCAACAAGTAATAGATAGGGATTATCCTAATTTATTTTACACAAGTAAAGACTTACAATATGTTGATGTTCAACACCAAATGAACAACAAAATCAACAGACAAGAAAGAAATATGGTTGCTGGTTTTTCAACGACTTCTAAGACCAGACCACTAATTATTAGTAAGTTAGAAGAATTTTTTAGAGAGGATAGTGTGATAGTTCGTTCTAATCGTTTGATTGATGAACTATTGACTTTCGTCTATATAAATAATAGAGCAGAAGCAATGACCGGATACAATGATGATTTGGTTATGTCTTTTGCTATTGGACTTTGGGTTCGTGATACTGCATTAAGACTACGAACACAAGGTGTAGAACTAACAAAGAAAACTCTCAGTCGTATGATGGACAACGAGGGTTTATACACACCTAACGATAATAAAAACGATAGTTGGGAGTGGGACACAGGAAAAGAAAAAGAGTCATTAGATTGGCTCTTGTAAAGTGAGGATATTATGGCAGATACAACATTATTTGGAAGATTACAACGATTATTCAGTACAAATGTAATTGTTCGTAATGTCGGCGGTAAAAAATTAAAAATCGCCGATACAGACCAAGTTCAGAAACAAGTTAAATCACATTTAGTTGATAGATATACAAAACTACACAACAACTTAGATTTAGTTGGAACAGGTTATTCAACCGTACATCAAATAATGGCAGCAAGATTAGCATTATTTAAAGATTATGAATCAATGGATTCAGACCCAATCATTTCATCAGCATTGGACATTTATTCAGATGAATCCACAATGAAAGGTGAATATGGTCAAGTCATTACGATTAAATCAGAAAATGAAAACATTAAAGAAATTCTACATAATTTGTTTTACGACATTATGAATGTTGAATTTAATTTATGGCCTTGGGTTCGTAATATGGTTAAGTATGGTGATTTCTTTTTACACTTAGACATTAATGATAAATACGGAATCACAAATGTAGTTCCGTTATCACCTTATGAAGTTGTAAGAGCAGAGGGAGAAGACCCAGAAAATCCTTACTATACTAAGTTCTACTTAGAATCAATTGAGGGAGCAAACCAACAATTTGGTCAAAGAGCAAAGAATGGTAAAAAAATAGAATTTGAAAACTTTCAAATCGCACACTTCCGTTTAGCAAACGATAGTAATTTCTTACCTTACGGAAAGTCTATGATTGAATCTACAAGAAAGATTTGGAAACAATTAACACTTATGGAAGACGCTATGTTGATTCACAGAATTATGAGAGCACCTTCCAAAAGAGTATTCAAGATTGATATTGGTAATATACCACCAGCAGAAGTTGACAATTATATGCAAAGAATTATCAACAAAATGAAGAAAACACCATTTATAGACGAGTCCACAGGTGAGTATAATTTAAAATACAATATACAAAACCTAACAGAAGACTTCTTTATGCCAGTTCGTGGTGGAGATTCCGGAACTGAAATAAATGAATTGGGTGGTATTGATTATGATTCAACCGAAGACATTGAATATTTGAAAAACAAATTATTAGCATCACTAAGAGTACCGAAAGCATTCTTAGGATTTGATGAAAATGTCGGTGGTAAAGCAACCTTAGCAGCAGAAGATGTAAGATTTGCAAGAACCATTGAAAGAATACAAAGAATTATTATATCCGAGTTAACAAAAATCGCAGTTGTTCACTTGTATTCACAAGGATACACAGATGCCGACTTAGTAAACTTTGAATTAGATTTAGCAAGTCCTTCAACAATGTATGAACAAGAAAAGATAGAATTGTTGGGACAGAAAGTCACATTAGCTCGTGATATGATTAGTGATAAAATCCTACCAACAAATTGGGTGTATGATAATGTTTTTAATTTCTCTTCTGACGAGAAGATAGAAATTGAAAATCAAATCATTGAAGACCAAAAACAGAAATTCAGACACTCACAAATTGAAATGGAAGGTAATGACCCACAACAATCCGGTGAATCAGTTGGAACACCAAGTGATATGCAATCACCAGGATTATTTGGTGGTCAACAAGACCAACAACCACAAGAAGATGATTCAGTCGCAGGTTCTATCTTTGACCCGTTTTCAGATGAAGAAGATGATAGACCAGAAGATGAACAAGGTGGTCGTCCACAAGAAATGAACAAACCATTCAAAGATAGTGGAGCAAGAGGTCGTGACCCGTTAGGGAAACAAACAAAAAATCGTAGACCATTAGCATTAGCACATTACGATGCTTTGAAAAAAACTATGGGTAAAAAGTCAAAAAGCATAATACAAGAAACTAATCAAGTAGATGAATTAGAAAAAGAATATAATGAATATAAAGAGGAAAATGGGGATAATTAATACCGATTTCTTGAAAGTTTTATATTTATTATTGATAAAAAACACAAAAATACTTTGGAGCTCAAATGTCTTATGTTAAACATAATAAGATAAAGAATACAGGAATTCTTTATGAACTTTTATCTCGTCAAATCACGGTAGATGTGATAAATGACAAGAAAGAAGCTAAATCAGTTAAAATGTTTAAAGAATTTTTTAACAAAAATACTGAATTAGGTAAAGAATATGAATTATATTCAATCTTATTGAATAAAAAATACAAAAACTTGACTCACGCATCATCTTTATTAGAAGCGGTAGTCAAAAGTCGAAGAAAATTGTCAAATCGTCGTTTGGCAAATGAAAAATACAATTTAATTAAAACAATTAAAGAGAATTACGATATAAAAGAATTCTTCAATACCAGAATACCAAACTTTAAAGTGTTGGCATCAGTATATCGTGTTTTTCAAACAGAAACCGGCAAAGAAGACTTTGGGCCAGTCCAAAAAACTGATTCATCAATCACTATAACTGAACATATTACTCAATCTAAACAAACAAGAGTAAAAAAACAGAATTTAAGTGAATATTCAACACAAGACAAAGATTTAAGGTTGTTAAGTTATCAATTATTAGTAGATAAGTTTAATAAAAAGTATAAATCTCTTGATGAAAGTCAAAAAAACTTGTTGAAACAATATATCAACAATGTATCTAATACAAATTCATTAAAAGAGTTTATCGATACTGAAGTAATTAAAATTAAAAAAGCTCTGAAGTCATTACTTCCAAAAGTGAACGATAAAATTACTAAAATTAAATTATCAGAAGCGATTGACTACACAGACACAGCTACAAAAGGTAAAGTCGTGAAAGATAAACACGTGGTT